CGCCCCACTACCTTACCAGTAGCGGCTTCTCCTACAGACTCGTATGCTGTTGGGAAAGGCTGGGACCCTCTCACTACACATACGGACAAGTAGTGTCTGGTGTAACCACTTAGGTTGGTACCCTAGGTATTAAGCCAGACAGTGGGTTTACCCATTGCCAGGGTCGGTCTGTTCTACACCAAATAGAACGGGTCCCACCGACCTGTAACTTTGGGTATCTGCAATTACCATTCAATCCAATACCCCAAAACCCTTTGTTACCTTGAGCCGGTCTCTGCGTGGAGGTCACTGTGTGAAAACATCTTAAAGCATGACTCGTCTGAGGGTTAGCAGACTATAAACAGTTCGGGCTATTCGGGTCCGCGCTAGCCACCCAAAACTCGTTACTTAGGTCTTACTTTTGCTACCTTATTCCAGTTCTCCCTACCCTATTCGTATCACTGGTACTACTATGCGGATAACGTAGTGTTCGCCAAGAAGGTATAGGGATTGCTTAGTGCGTCGACTGGAGAGGGCAGATAGTCCCTCGGTCAATTCTATTAAACATTATACAGGTCCTGTTCATTCAGGTTCCGAGTTATACTTCGGGTATAACACCCCGCCGTGGCTAGTGTTGATTAGCTCAATGGGACCCTCGGAGGTCTCCAGGGGTGGCAGGCAACTCCTCTAAATCACAAGTACCCTTGTTAACACAAGGAAGGCAACCTGGCTTGGGCAGTCGACAGCTCGAGAAAGTACCCAATAAAGTCGTATTCGAATTGGTCTGCACCCAAGGAAGACCTCGTATGAGACGGGAGAGTTGGCATGTGAGGCCCGGTAAGTCACGGTGAGTTCGTGGTCGTGCGAGACTGGCCGTCCCTGAAAGTAGAAAGGACGGTGCCCATATTGGACACGGAATCATGCCACTAGCGTACTTATAGAAGCAACCGAAGAGGAAAGTTAAACACAAAACAAATGTTCCTATCATCACAAGTCGGGTTCAAGACCAATGGTGTTGAGCCTCGGAAGATCTCCAAATTCAATTTGGAAAATCTCTTTTCAGTCATACTTAACTTGATCAACTTATCTTCTGTTAGCTATAAATCTGAATTAACGGGTGCCGCTGGTCTTCTGTTCAATAGGATTCAAATAGGTTTCATGGATAACGCTACCGATCTGATTAGTGACCTTAAGATGACACGAGCTTGGTATATCTCGGCGATTAGAGGTGGCCCTAGAACTTCAACTGGTTTCAGACCAAAGGCATGGTCTTTCGACAAGGATTGTCCATTCTTGCTTGAGGCTGTTATGCCTGTGTTGGATAAGCACAGTGAAACATTATCGCTGGTTGATTTACTGTTCTTTCATAGAATAATATTTGCTCTTTTATCGGCTGACAGGGTTATAGTTACTCCTGCGAAGGCTAACTACGATACCATTAGAGCACCGTTTAAGATGGTCAAGGACGCTTCGAAGGAAGACCAGATAAAACAATCGGAGATTGTTAGTGCTTGCGATTCACTAGGTATTACTCCAGAGTTATTCAAAGAGGCCTACGAGCACCATGTTGCTGGCTTCCACTATGAAGTGCTTACATCGGCCGGGCCGAACGGGCAGTCTACTTGGACAGCTCATTCCGATGTTCGTGCTTGGTCAAAAGAACCGGATATCTTTACGCAATTAACTACCTTTCTCCAAGAATCAGGCATGACCTTTATGCTTGATGATATGGAAGGGACACTTAGGTTACCGGACTCGGACATACAAGTCCAAAGATTCCCTTACCTAGGTCGTCTCTCTGTCATCGAAGAATGGGGTGGCAAGGCAAGGATAGTAGCTGCTCTTGATTACTGGTCTCAAATGGCTCTTACTCCTCTACATAACACGATCAATTCATTTTTGAAAGAGCTTCCGGCGGATGGCTCATTTAACCAGGATGCGATCATTAGAAGAGTAAAGGAGTGGACGTCAAACGATAAGGTACCTTTAAATTGCTACGATCTTTCCGCTGCGACGGATCGAATACCTGTGACGCTCCAGTCACAAATATTATCTCATCTTATGTCATCTACATCATTCGGTACCGCTTGGCAACGGATGTTAACTGATAGACCTTATCTGACTTTAGACGGTATGCTATATAGATATTCTGTCGGTCAGCCTATGGGGGCTCGGTCTTCATTTCCTATGTTGGCCTTGGTCCATCATGTCATAATTCAAGTTGCGGCAAACCGTGCTAAGTTAGTAGATTTCGATGCGTATGGTATTATTGGCGATGACTCTGCTATTACAACTACTGAGGTTGGAGACAACTACAGAAAGATAATGGCTGCCCATGGTGTTGCTATCAACTTTAACAAATCTATCGAGCATATCCAAGGTGCCTTACCGGCGGCTGAAATATGTAAGATAGTGTATGTGGATGGTCATCAGATATCTAACATACCTGTTAAGCTGATTTGTAAAACTATTAGAGACGGAAAGCTGGCTACCCAGTTGCAGAACGAAATGGTTAGACGTGGTCATGACTTGAATTCTAAAACTTTCTGGCAGTTTATGGCCACAGTACTTGACAAAGAATCTCTAGCATATCACATTAAACTGAACTTGATGCCTCTATCTGTATCAGGGTTGTCAGCCCAGATACCGGTACCGGGCTTTGACAAGGCAGACCCTTCTTCATGGTTTCCCGGAGTTAAATTGGATTTTAGCGATGTAGAACAAGTATACACTTGGACAGTAGCTACTGAGTCTCTTAAGAGGCTTGATGGGCTGTTGAGATCGTCACTATCTATTGCTAACCTTATTGCTCTGAAGGCAGGTCAAAATGACGAGGCCTTCGGAGGTTCCCTACTATCAGAGCTGAAGCCGGTTGTCGAGGAATCATCAGAACAGGCCTCACCTGAGGCTGCGGCGGCTCTTAAGGAGTTACCAGTCCTGAATGGTTTCCACCCAATCGTCCAGGCTTCAGAGTATGAGGCGCGTAGATTAGCCGATGACCTTTTCTTACTAGCTTCAGCTGACAAGACAATGGTTGACCGTGCAAGAGGCGGACTTATGGATCGCTTCCGGAATGCGCTCACAGATATCTGGACTGGCACAAACTTACTAAGTGAGGCCCAGGATCGTTCACTGTTAGTGAAGGTCCTGCGTAACCTGGAGAATATCACTGTTATAAGAGAGAGTAATATACTTGATTATACAGTGGTGTTGTCGCTAGTAGGCCGTATGTGGTCAGTTCGGTTGGAGTTAGGTTCTAGCGTCTTAATCAATGCAGTTACATCTCGTGTACCAACATCTATGATACAAGCAGAGATAAGTCTTTCAAACGCTCTATCAAATATCTCGTTCACCAATGTCCAATCAAGTTCTAAGTCTTCGACAGCTTCAGAAGGAGGTCTACCGAGAGCAACTTCAAAGGCTAGATCACGGCGAACTTAAGGGACTGTTGGTCGAACAACAACAGGCGTCCTTTGCTACCAAACAATCAGTTATAAATAAGGCTTCGGCCGTTCGAAAC